ACTGCGTTATCAAAAACAGTTATTGAACCATTTGCACCTATTATTGTACCATCTTTTGCTGTAAATACTGCACCTAGTGTAAATCCACCTGTTGTTTCAGGTATAACATTTTGTGCTCCATTAATAGTTCCTGAAGCAGAAGATACATCAACAGCAGATAAAACACCTGCTCTTTCCGCAGGCATCGTAACAAATGCTTGTTTTTCACCTGCACCAAAATTAACTAATCCATTTGAATTAGATGATTCAAAAACAAAATCTCTACTTAATGTAGTACCACTAGATGTGTAAGTTCCTATTCCTGTTTCAAATGTATTGTTTCCTGTGTCTACAATAGCGTATTGCGTTCTTGCTCCGTTACCTAAAATACTAAAAGCCTGAAATCCATCAACAGCACCTGCAAGATTAAGAGTGCCTGTACCTGTTGTGGTAGTGGTTTCTTTTACTCTATCTGATATTTTCAGACTAAAGTGAGGCATTTATGCAAGCCTTATTATAGCATTTGTTGCATCAGCAGTTGGGAACTGAACTGTAAAGTCACCACTTGTAGATGTTTTATCAGCACCAAAATCTAAAATAGCAACAGCCGCATTTGTAAGACTTGTATTATAAATCATTGCACCTCTTGCAGTAATAGAACTTGCTGACCAAGTAACATCACTGAAATCACAAAAAGCTGTAGTTCCTGAAGTTGCAGGAGTTGCATTTGTTAAAGCTAATCCACCTGATACATAGTTAGTTCCACTAGCTTCATTACTTGTAGTAAATACAGTTGTACCAGCATCTAAACTTGCGGCATTTGTATATAAAGCAATTTTAAAAGAATTACCTCCTGCACCAGAAGTTTTAAAATTATGACCTGCTTCTAGTAATTGTCTTTTGAAGCTAGTTGTCATTGCTTGGGTTATTGCCATTATAGTCTCCTAATTATATCTGAGCCACATTTGTGACCTTCTTTTTCTAATGTGTATACTAATGTACTTCTGTCTGATTGAACAGCTTTTTTCATATAATCTAATACAACAGTATAAATATTATTTTTAAACTCTTTTGCCTGTTGTTGCAAGACAGGATCAATATTATCTGAATATTGTATAATTCTATTAGTTGCTTGCTCCGCCCAAAATTCTACTGAATGACCTGAATTCTCTGTGGTTGAAACAATTACACTACCTACGGATAGTCCTATATTTTCTGACATCGACATTAATTACTCTCCTTATGGCTTTTCACTATTGTACTATTTGTCTTGGTTGACCAAATCTATAACTATCTTGCATATCTTTACCTGCTGATTCGTTTCTTAATCTAGCAAGAGCTTCTTGATATTGTTTTTCATATTCAGCTTGCATTTCAGGTTGACCTTTTAAAAATAAATTTGCCTGAACTAAAGCACCATACAATAAGCATTCAGGTGCATTTGTTCCTAACCATGTCTTTCCACTTGCATCTTCTGTAATAGATGGTGGATTATAAAAATAATGTAGTTCTGTTGTGTAACCATTTGTAGGTGTAGGAGCTAACATAAATGAATCATCATCAAATAAAGCATAGTATTTAGGTTCTTCTTCAGTCGCTGCGTTAGGATATGCTTCTCTTAAAAAAGCTACTTCCTTTAATAGCAAGAAAGATTGCTTGTTATTACTAGTAACAGACAAAGAAAAGGGTGCTAAAAAGTCAGAAGGTGTTGAAAGGTATTGTGTACCTGCTGACATTTGACCTACTACATTTTTTCTAAAATTAGGTAATTGACAAGTTCTAAGTATTCTATCTTCTGCACTTGTTATAAAATTAACTATATTGTTGTTAAATGTAGTTTCATTTGTATTTGCGTAGTCTTTAATTGCTTGTGTTAATGTTGTGTAAGTGTATGACATAATTTAACTCGTTACTATTGTTACAGAACCAATTGATCCATTCATTATTAAATTTCCTGAACCTCCACCATTACCATTACCCACAGGATTAAAGGCAAACAGTCTTCTACTTGCGGCTAAATTAGAATCTGGTCTTGCAAATGGTAGTGCCTGTGCATCTTGGAATGTATATCTTCCTTGAAAGTTCTGAGCCGCATCTTTATCCCAAACATCTCTTCCAACTAAAAAACCTGTAGGACTTCCTCCTACAAATTCCCTTCTTAAATCTTTTAACCTATACCTAAATCCTGTTCTGTCACAAAATCCAAAAGCATATTTCCCATTAGCATACTTAACCATTTACTGACCATAACTATAACTATACGGAACAAATTGAACAGTTGCCTTAACTCTGTCTTCTTCAGAAGCTAATTTAAATTGTTCTTCATAGTATTCCTTTAGTAATACTACTCTTTCTTGTGATTCAGGTCTTTTAATAGCAATATGCAATGCTAAACCTGCAACTAAAGCAGGAAGAAAACGAGAAGGAACATCAGCATCTAAACTTGCTACATCACCTACATCTTGAATTCTTCTTAAATAATAGTAAACGAATTTATAAGATTGTGTAGCGTCAGGAACTGGCCAGAGGTTAACCTCAGGTCTTTCCCTCTGTCTATTAATCCATACTTGTATAGGTCTTCCTGTAGTTAATTTATTTGGAATTCCTGAGTAAGTGGAGTTACTAATTCTTGTTATAGGTATATCTGATTGACCTGTAATACTACCTGAATCCGTTCTAATAAATTGCTCAATTAAATCTATAGCATCTGTTTCTATATTATATAAAGCAGTACCTGCAACAATATCTATTTCTTTTTTTGTGACTGTCCAAAGATTGATACCTCTGTTTTGCCATTCCAAACAAAGTAAATTTAGAGATCGCCTAGCAGTTTTAAGATCGTAACCTGTACGCATCTCTAGTCCTGCTCTTTCAAATGCTTCCTCGCAAATCTCCCCTATATCTAAATTGAATGTCGAAGTTCCTGAAGTTGTCATTTAATACCTATTTAATTTATGTTACTTATCCTTTTTATCAGAATATTTGTCTAAAAGAAACATAAGAAATTCTTTTCCATACTCTATATCAGAAAAACAATGTGTAAAGCTAGTGCCTTCTGCGAAAGGATCAATTACCTGCATAATGGCTTGACCATTTCTTTGTTCGTCTAATCCAAGATTTCTTGCGTAATCATCAAAAAATTTATAACCACGAGCACGAGCTAACCAATGAATCTTTCCATCATATAGCTCATGTTGTGCTAACGCCCAATTATGTTTATGTCCTGATATATATAAATCAGCATCACTTTGCCATTTAGCTTTCTTCATCTGAGCATGAAGCGGATTCCATTGTGAATGCCCTGGCATATCATGAGCCGTATAAATTTTACATTCTCTTCCATTTGGGAATTCAAGACATATCCTAGCATCCCAAGGCTCATATATTGTATGTTCTGATTTCATATATGTAATAGGATCACCTGCTCCTGACCAAAGATCGTGATTACCTCCAACTAAAAGTAAAAAGTCTCCTGCTTTTACAAGCCATTCAACTAACTTCCAACTAGTTTCAGCAGAAGTGTCCTGGTTGGCGTAGAGCCTTCCAAGACGCCCTACCCAATTATTTTGTAAATCACCCAAAGAACATCCCTTTATATTAGGATGAGAATTTATTATATCTAAGTCTCTTCTAAGAGTTACCCAATCACATCCGTTATCATCAATATGAGGATCACCTAACCAAACTAATCCTATAGGCTCATTCTTTTGAATTTTAACTTTATGCCATTTAGATTTTTCTTTTTTATTTTTAGCTCTAGTAAATCTTTTTGTAAGATGTTCTATGTATTCTTCTATATCGTCTTCTGCATCAGGATTAATACTTTCAAATCTTGGAGAGAAAACATCTTCTGAATTAGGTACTTTATGTTTAAAATCTTTATTCCAAAATTCATCTTCAGTAATATCCCATCTTTCTCTAGCCATACTGCAATGAGAACGATAAGTAGTTAAAGCCATGTCTAAGTCCATAGCGGCTTGCTTCTGTGTTCCTGATGTAATGAATTGATCTAAAGCATTAATTAATACTTGGTCTTTGACTGCGTGGTTTCCCATAAGTCCTCCCTTTATAAATTACTTAACTTTACCGCCTTTATTCATAAAACCCATATTATTTCTAACAGACTGTGGTAATTTGTTGAGACCTTTGTTATCAGAAGGTACTGTCTTTAAAGCCTTACCACCTTCACTGTATGTCATAACCTCACCGCCTTTACGATAAGTTTGTCTCATTGGTAAGTTTGATTCTCTAGCATATTCTTTTGCTGCTTTCATACCCTCATCATCGTAAGGGAATTTCATGTTTCCTACTATTGGCATATTAATTCCATTTGTTTCCTGCGGAAGGTTTAGTAGATAGTTTTTTAACTGCACCACCACTTGCCATTCCTTGTCTTAGTAAAGAGGCGTGTATACCTCTAAGATATTTACCTTTAGAAGTGTTTTTCATAAAAGAAGGGTCTTTAGCTATATCAGAAGATGATCTTCCTCTAGCATTTCTTTTTCCTTTAGAATTACTCATTTGAGTTTTTGATTTATTTTTATAATCAAATTTTTTAGGTGCAGATTTAGACGCATCAGATTGAGTAGGAGAAGATGGTTTAACTTTAACATTCTTTTTATTACGTTCTTTATTTTTCTCGATGTTTTCTTTTATTGTTCTTCTTTCTTTTACTGTTCTAGTTTGCTTACCTTTTCCTGCTTTTTTTAATCTTCTATTTGCTCTAACAGTTTCATCAAACTCTTCACGAGTTACTCGACTTGCTCTTTTTTCTTCATTTCTTTTTTTTCTGTCGGCTCTGTCTTTTTTTCCTTTAGCCCTCATTTCTGCTTTTATTTCTTTTTGTGTTTTAAATGCCATAATAATTATCCGTAGAATTTTTTGAATGAAATAATAATAGTATAGGTGTCATTGCCTGCCGCACCAACTGTAGTGAATAGAACGTCACCATTAGTGCCTGCTGTCTCTGAGTCTCTTAGTGAAGTAAACTCTTTGAAACATATTTCATCAGACCAATCTTCTTTAAGTTCAATAGCTAATTCATTAGAATTTGCCTTAAAGAGAATTTTAACACCCATACCTATATTAGAGTA